ACTTAGGAGTATTTTCATAGAAATTAGGTCTAAATGTTTTAGATGCATGGGTAAAGTCTCTAAGATAGTCGCTGCCGAAGAATCCTCCAGCAGCGCCTCTTAGTAAGTCTTGAAAAAATCCAGACATTTATAAACTACCTAAAGTATTATGCACTAGGTGTATTTGAACCTATACCAGTAGCAATACCTTGAGCAGCAGCATCAGCAACAATTCTACCAATACGCTGACCAACACCAGCAGTACCAAGAGTATCACCCTGAGTTTGAACTGCGTTGTCGTAACGAATAGTAAGTGCTATAGTAGCTGCTTCACTTGTTGCATAGTTTAACTGGTTATAGTTTGCTTGTTGTAAGTAGCATCCGTATAATTCCCAATTTTCTAATACAACCGGTACAGCAGTTCCGTTACCACCATCTAGAACTTGAACGTTAACTTGGAATTTAAAATCTTGACCAGATGCAGCAGACGCTTGTTCTACAAAGTCTAATTGCTTTTGCAATTGCTGGCCTACTGCTTTAGAGACTGATCCTGATGCATCGTCCCTGATGTTAACAGTAACTGGTTGCCAAGTGTGTTTACCCGGTAAGTAAATTCTTGAGTTGTATACGTTTAGTGTAATCTCGTCAAACTGTACTTGTGGTCTGGTTACATCCATTACTTGTTTTGTTAAGCTTAATCCGCCATCAACATCAACACCAAAGTTTAAGAAGTTAACTCTAAAACGGTATTGTAGTTTAGGCATCAGCAAGCCTTGGTTGCCACCTGCGTTATCAGATGCTACTGTCATGTTGAACAACGAATTTGAGGCTGTCGCCATGTTATTTCTCCTGTTTTATATATTTATCTTTTTAAATGAGAGGGGCTTAACCCCTCTCATTTATTTTATTATCTCAAACTAGTTGGTGCTGCACCGTCTAATGATGATGATAACTCACCTGTATTCAAGATACGAACTGGGATGTAGATAAATTCAGCAGCTTTCACTGGCTCAATCGCTACATCTACGTAAAGTTCGTTTCTATCTATTCTAGCAGGTGTGTTGTTTGAATCGTCACACACTACTAAGTAGTCGTACAACCCTCGTTTAGCCACTAAATCAACTAATAGAGTTTGTACTACACCTGTTATTTGCTGTCTAGTTAACGCATCATTAGGCTCAAATACAAACGGTCTAGCAGCTATTGTTAACTGACGACGGATATATGCTACTAATCTTGCTACGTTAATTCTGTCAAGTGCGCTTTGTGAATTAAAGCTTGACTTGTTGCCATAGTTTAACAATCCGTTTCCAGTAAAGAATACTAGAGGGTTGATAAAGTTTGTATACAACACATCTCTAATTCCAACTCTAGTTCGTGTAGATTGGAATTCACCTGTTTGTGCATCTAAGTAACCAATGCTTAATGCATTATCAATAACACCTCTTCTAGTACCTGCAGGAGCAAACCAAGGATAAGCGATAGAGTCATTACGTAAAATAGTTCTTAACATCATATGTGATGCTGGAACTACTACTTCATTTCCTGCTAAATCATTAGTCAAACCACTTGGATAAAATAGACCCATGTAAGTACTTCTAGTTACTAACCCGTCATCGCCTGTAGAAGTTGCGCCAGCAGCATTAGTTGCCCATGCTTGAATTGCTGTAGCTGTTTCTGGCAATCTCATTGGAGTATCACCAATGATAAACCCAGTTTCTCCTCTATCTGCGTTTAGTACAATCATGTTTGCTTGAAGTTCTGGATAGTTCGGAGTAGCAATCAAGTTAAAGAAGTTGTCTTCATCTCTAATAGCAGTATTAGTGTCAATAGATGCTCTTAACGCCTGAACTACCATTGCTCTTTGAGCTTTACGACCCATGTACGGAGCACCATTAGATTGTAATCCAGACACAGATACCCAAGCATCTTTTTCTGTTGGTAACGCAACATCTGGGAAACTAGTAGAGTTAAAGTAATTAGTTATAAACTCTTTAACGTTATAGCCTGATCGTCTAGTGTTGAATAACAACATACCTGTTGGATATAAGCTATCATCAGGAGCATCTAAATCTAAGTAGTTGCTTGTTAACAAGCTAACAATTGTTGGAACTGCATCTGTTGCTGGATTTGTTGTTGCGTTGGTCGCCCAACGTGCATCAGCAAAGACAACACCTGTTGGATTTGTTTGATCAGTGTTATCAATTCTTACCCACTGATCAGTACCGCTAACACTTTGCCAACGATTGATAATAGGATAATTTTCTAAATCACTTATATCAATCCAAAGATCACCGTATGCTAATGCAGTACCATCGGATTGAAGAGTTGGTGCGCTTGCGCTTACAATAGGACCGTTAGGATCAGTAGCGTTCACACCGCTTGGTAGTGGAAAACCTGAACTGCTAAAGTTGATGTTTCTGTATCCTCTCCAGCCTGCTGAAGTATTTACCATAATGTCTACTTGATCTACAACGCTATAGAACCAATTAGTTCCTGTAACCGGAGCTTCAGTTAATGCAGTTGCGCTTGCTGTAGGATCAGCTTCGATCCAGTCAGATAGTAATGAAGTATAAACAACATTAGGAGTTCCTGATACAAAAGTTATGCCTTCTAACGCGCCTGCACCACTTACTTGTGTTACTTCAACTACTAAATTGTTAGCTGGAGCAGTACCACCTAAATTTGCTCCAGAAACGGTAAGTTGATCTCCTACTACATAACCTGTACCTGCGTTAGAAAAAGTGGTTGAATTTACTGCATATGTAGAAGCAAGAGAAACTGATAGTACTGCGGATGAGCCAGCACCACCGGTAACAACAGGTGTGTATGTAGGTGTTAGAATAGCACCCTGTTTAACATAGTCGGTTGTACCTGCGATAAATCCAGCTTCGGTTAAAAATCCGTTATTATCAGTAATTTGTATCACACCACCGGCAGTATGAGTAATTACTAATGCACCTGCAGAATTTAGTTCTATACTAGTATAAGGTATTGCAGCATTAGTCCAATCAACGATAAAGTCGGCGGCGGTGGCGTTGTCAGCTACAATTACTGTATAAGCACTAGACAGTGGGGCAATTCCCGGTTGCGATACTTGTACAGAAAGAGTATAGGGGCCGCTAGGAAACGTTGGATTTTCTACAGTTCCCGTTACTACAGTTGCCCCTGCATTTGCTTTTTTCCAATAATAAATAGGACTATCTGATGGATACAAATTGTTGAAGTTATATTGCGCATAAAGAGTGTTTGCATCAATATTTAAACCTCCTTCTGCATCTAAGGATGCTATGGCTGCGTTATCAGATACCGCAAGGGTTACTGTTTTAGCATTCCAAGCAGCTAAATCACTAGACCATTCTTCTATCACAGGAGTTAATCCGTTACCGACAGATCCTACTTTGATCCAAATAGAACCAGTAGGTCTAGAAACGGTTTGACCAGTTTGCCATAGAGGTTGTTGTGAGGAAGTAGCGTATGTAATTACAGGTTGAAAGTAATTCCCAGCAGTAATACCTAAGTCAGTTAATACAGTGCCTGTTCCTGCTACAATAGTAATAAATTTAGGTGCTATATCATCAAGATTTTGAGAAGAATATATATTTAATTTTCCACCGATTACAGAAGCACTTACACCGCCCCAACCTAAGTTATTAATTGCAGCAGCTACGCCTGATACTGTGTTGTTAGTAGCTGCTGGAACTGTAATAGTAGCACTTACTTGAGTAGTACCGGATAATCTGATTATAAAAGTATTTGCTGCGGTAAGTGACGTAGGTGCGTTAGAACCTTGGATAGCAGGAACATTTTGTAACCAAGCATTACTACCAATACTAACCCAAGTATTTGTAGTTGCTTTGTAGAAAAACTGTTTACCAGTAGCACTAGTAGGAGTACTATAAGTTGGTATAGCGATTACCGCGTAATCACCGATATTACCTACAGTATTAACAGGTGAACCAGCTGATACTTGCGTACTATCAGTTATTACGATTGGAGTTTGTAACGTAAACTGACCAGTAGTTTGGTTGAATACATAAATACCCCAAGTTGTTTCAGAAGTATTTAACCATAGAGTTCCATCTGATGGTTCACCTGAAGGTCTTCCAGTTTGACCAACTAATGCAGCCAAGTCAATGTCTGCTCTCATGCAATATACTGTATTAGTAGCACCTAAAGCAGAGTATGCGGCTAATAATCCATATTCGTTTAATTCATACCCTTGAATAGGTGTACCATTAGTAGACGTATAAAAGAATGGATTACCGTATAAGTTAACAAGATCACGCTGACTTGTTACTCTAAACAATTTGTTTGCGTTAGCAGCAGTTGTTCCTGATGCTATCCCTGTACCGCTAGGGTTAACTTTATTTTGTGCAGTTGCTAATAGCACAAATGGTATTGAATTTGTTGGCGCTGGTAAGTACTGAGATTCATCAGTAATACTAACTTGTACGCCGGGTGATGTTAATGCCATAATAATTTTCCTTTAGTTGTAATATTTTGAGGTTTACTAACCTATACTGCGTTTCTTTTATTTATCAAATACTAAAGAAAATTAACACCTACATCAATTCTGGATGCCTTTGAAGGTAGAATAAATATTTATATGAATATAAGACCTATATGTCCAAAATGTAATACATGTGTTTGTGCTATCAATTATAAGAAAAATAATGTGTATCATTATAGAAGCACATGTAATAGCTGCGGTAGGAAAAAGCCCAGAAAAAAACCCAGAACTTTTCTTTGGCAAAAAAGCGGTTATAAGAAAAAAACAATGTGTGACTTATGTGGATTTAGAAGTGTATACGCTACTCAAATAGTAGTGTACCATATCAACGGGGATTTAACTGATATTAAGTTAAACAATCTACGCAGTATATGTTTATGCTGCGTAGAAGTTGTCAAAAGAAAAGAAGTGACTTGGAAGAGGGGAGATTTACAAGTTGACTATTAAGTTTAATGATGCAAACAAATCTTCTTTAGTGCCGTTATTAGCTAGGTAACAATCATACTCTAATCCTACAGAACTGTATTCGCTAGCATGAACGCCTCGAGGCGGTAAGCAACCTTCAGTACCTTGATTGAATCTAACAGCATCATCATACCAGTTCGGAAGTTCACCGCGTTCAATACGAATCAATTTTCCATTTAGTTTTTTTACTACACTTAGTTCGTTAGCAAATCTAGCATCAGTTATTACGATATTACCTTCGCATTTAAGAATTTTGTTTTCTAACGATGCTACCCAAATATCTTTATGAAAACCATGTCTACAAACTTCAGTACCCCAGTATTGTAATATCCATCTAGGAGTAAGATGGGGCATGTTTAATCTAGCAGCCCACCATGGATCAATTTGTTCTCTCCATTGTCTACTCTCTAAAGTTTCACCTTCAAGTAAAACACGATCCCACCCAAATACTACTGCGATAGCATCTTTTAACGATCCTGCAAAGCTTAGTTTAGTAAAATTATGATTGTTGATTAAGTATTCTGCTGCTGTATCTTTACCCGAGCCTATGAAACCCGAGATAGATATAATTTTGTTGGGCATGTTATTCTCCTATGATTCTAATAGAATAACAGAATGAACAGTCAATTGTCAAGTAAATTGGTTAATTAGCCTTGCACCCATGTCAGAGGTTGTGAATTATCAACATATCGTTTGAGTTCATCAATCAATTTCTCTATCATAGCATAGCCTTCACTTTTCATTGCTGCGCCGTTAAGTGATGTACCACCACTGGGTCCAGCAATAGTAGCAAACTTTTCTCTGGCTTCACCAATGATAGTTTTTAAAACCGCAAGTGTATAATCTTGAATCCAAGTACCAGTAGAAGGGTCTTGTAACAATGTAGCTTCAGGTCGCAGGATATCCGCCCAAATAAGGATCTTTTCACCTGAACCCTTAAAATCACGAACTATTCTAAGTGTCTTAGATACAGGATCAAATGTATAAGTCAAGTAACCACCAAACATTCTAGCAGCTAACTCAACATAACCAGCATAAAAATCGTAAGTAGCCAAGCCACCGGCAGAGTTATAATTAAGCAAGTAAGTATTTAATATCGCACTTGAAAATGGATCAAATGAGCTGGCGCCGGGGCCAGTTTCTAATCCAACTGTTCTACGGTATAAGCATCTTACATTAATAAATTCACTGGGAAGTGTATAAGTATCTACATTTTTTTCTATAGTAAAAAGTGTGTAAGTTTCCTGTGTGGAATTCTGCGCACGTTGTCTATATGTAGATATAGCATAATTATATGCTACTTCCAAGTGCTCAGGATCAACTTCAAGATCAATTATATTTTGACCTAATCTTAATAAACATGAATTAAATAATTGCTCTTTTAATTGAGTAAGATTAAGATTAGTTGGAATTGTTTGGATCATTTTTCATGGTTCCTTTATGTTATAACTATTTATCTGGTTACATTTAGTTTACATGAAATAATTATTCTAAGGGCATGGCGAGTAGATATAAAATCTACAAGCCACGGGTTATTCTTGAGGTACTTAGGCAACGATGAATTCAAACATTACAGTGGAGGATTGTCTATGTCTCACTAACCCATAAAGGGAGTTTGCCGTATTCGCTGTTAACGTTCAAACGCTATTCAC